TATTTGCGCCGGAGATAATGGTAGCTGAATAGAATGTGTTGGCGTTGTCGTATCGACCGGGCAGCAGCGTAACCGCGCCGGCGGTAATGCTAGCGTTGTAAAACGTGTTGGTGTTGTCGTAGCGGTCCGGCAGCAGCGTAACGCTGGTGTTTATAGACGCGGCGTAGAACGTGTTTTGGTTTTCGTACAGGTCGGGCAGCAGCGTGTACGTTGCGTTAATTGTAGCCGCGTAAAACGTATTGGTGTTGTCGTAACGATCTGGCAGCAGCGTGTACGACGCCGAAACTGTCGGGTCATAGAACGTGTTGGTGTTATCGTAACGATTTGGCAGCAGCGTGACTGCGCCGGCTGTAATGCTGGCGTTGTAAAAGGTATTTGTATTCGTATAGAGGCCCGGCAGCAGCGTGACAGACGCAACCGTGTAGGTAATAATGACAGCGCCCTGCGCGCCGTTACCGCCGTTTCGCGTAGTCTCAGCGCCGCTTACAGACCTTGCAGCGCCGCCGCCACCGCCGCCGCCACCGTACAAGCCGCCAGCCGCACCAGCACCGCTAGTTGCAGAACCTAAACTGTTATGCAATGCGCCGCCGCCGGCACCGCCGCCGCCGCCTGAACCCGCAGTACCGCCAGCAGTAATGGTATATTCCGTACCCGGACCGCCAGCGCCGCCATCACCCGCAGTGATTGCGGTGGAGCCGGTAAATGCTATTCGCCCAGCGCCGCCGCCACCACCGCCGCCGTCAGTTCCTGCTGTCCCCGCTGCGCCAGCAGTAGCGCCTCCTGCGCCTCCCGCAGCCCCAGTATAGGTTAAGCCCCCATCGCCACCGAGTGAACTTGGAGCAGTATTCCCAGTACCGCCTGTACCGCCGCCGCCGCCGCCGCCTGAAGCGTTAGCGTTAAGGCCAGACCCACCGGAAAAACCATTGGCATTATCATCGCCTGCGGAGCCGCCAGCACCACCTCCAGACGAGACGTTACCCGCCCATATACCACCATTACCGCCAGAGTATTTTGTACTGCCTACGCCCGATGCAGAAGCGCCGCCTGTCGCGGCAGTGGTAGACCCTGACGTACCGCCACTTCCACCTTTGGCAACGGCGCCGTTAGACGCGAGGGTAGGGGCGGAATTAGCAGCTTTATTGAACCATGTGTCGCCGCCAGCAGTACCGTTGCCGCCGTTAGTGGTTGCGCCTGTTCCGGCCCCACCAATGGATATATAGGTTACTGATGTTCCGGGCGTAAACCCTGATAAACTTACGGATGATTGCGACCATGCACCGCCGCCGCCGCCCGTGCCGCTGTTTGTATTGGCTGTACCGCGTGAACCACCACCGCCGCCACCTATAACGTTAACGGTGATGTTGACGCTCGTATCGAGGTCAGACGGAACGGTCCATGTGGTCCCGCTAGTAAGGAGAACTGTTTTGGTAGCCATCGGCTATACGCCTTATGCTACAGGGGAATTGAACTTTTCCCCGTCCCAAGTCCAGCCGATATTACAATATACGCCAGACGGAACTTCTACTCCAATATAGCCGTCGGGCGCAGTCGGCACCGGGCTGACGTAAGAAGCGGTGAAAAACGACACAACTTCGCCGTTTTCGACGCGGCACATGGCGTAAGTGCGCGGGCCGTTAAACGTATCATTTGCCCAGAACCAGCCCATATCGCACCGCTGTTCGTTCATGATTTCTACAAGCTGGCACCCGTCGGGCGCTGGGTCCGACGGGGCAGCAACGATAATATTGATGACTAGGCCGTCCGAAAGTCGAACTACGGCGCAGGTCGTTTCCACCGCTGTCCCTTCCAATATTAGAGCGCAAAGATACCCGATGCGTTCCAAGTAATTGAAATGTCGCCGCCATTCGGTGTAACCGGTAAGTTGGTTACGCTCGTGTCAATATAGGCCACCAGCGGTGACGTAGCCGCCGAACCTGTGTCAATATAAATGACCAGACGCGTGACCTGCGACCCTGTTACAGCCGTAAAGGTTACGTCACCGCCGTCAAATACACCGTTCGTAAACGTCTTGCTGCCAATGGTCTGGGGCGTGCCCACAACCGAAGCGCTGACGCTGCTATAGAACTGGTCAGACGATGAATAGGTGTAGCCTGAAGTGACCAAAGCAACCTTGACAGTGCCCGCCGACAGGTTGTTGTTGGCGGTAAACTGAAGGAGTTGCTCCTTCCACTTAGGGTAAAGTGCGTTAGCCATTGGTTAATCCTTACGCCAAAAATTTCAGTTTGTAGATGGTCGAGTAATACAGCCCAAAAATCTCATCTATGATATTTTGGAGCGGTGTGCATTCCTTCTCGACAACCTTATAGCGCATTTCCATCAGGTCATCGACCTGACCTTCCAGAAATTCGACCACGTTGTTGGTCTTTTTGGCGGACATGAGCGCAATCGGTCCGATCAGGCCGTATTTGCCTTGGTAGGCTTCGGCGAACTTGTCGGCCAGTTCAATGATCTCGTCGTAAAAGCCGTTAAGGGCGACGTGCTTGGCATAGCTACGCGTGTTCAGGTGCGCGGAATGCGCGACGTCGCGTGCCAAAAACAGCATACCGACAAATTCGTTACATTTGCTCATTTTCGGCCATTCCTTCGGGCATTTCAGGCATTTCTGGTGCCATTTCTGGCATTTCCGGCGCTTCGCCCGGTTCTTCCGTTTCAGGCATTTCGCGCATTTCAGGTGCGCCGCCGATCAAGTCGCCGGTGTCAAGCGCGGCGGCAATCGTACCCATGACAATATCCTGAATTTGCTCTGGTGTCATGGAATTTTGCACAGCGGAAATACGCTTGGTTTCGGCGTTGTAGGCGTCGATTTCTGCCTTGTAGCGGTCGATTTCGACCTTTTGCTGTTCGGCGCTGTCCTGAATGTTTTGCAGAATATCCGTGACGCGGTTCAGTTCCTGCGTCATGGCTTCGATCTGCTGCTGGGCCGCCATCATTTCGGGCGACTGGTCGCCTTCCGACAGCACCTTGGGGTCCAGAATTTTCTTGAAACGCTCGGCCATCTCCTGCGCGCCCGGCCAGTCCATGTTTTTGATGAACAGGTCGCCGGCCACAGTCCAAAGCTGCGGGTTGGTCTGCAAAATCTGGCTCATGGCGTCCAGCGCTTCCTGACGCTTGGTCATGTAGCCGGGGCCAGTCGTAACCATAACGTCGTAAGTGCCGACGCTGGGGTTGTAGATTTTCTCGATTATGGCGCCGGTCATCGGGTCGCGGATTTCCTTGACCGGCTCTTGCTGCATCGGGTTAAACTTAACCATGTCGACTTCGCCGTCGACGCCGATAATCCGGGCGATGCGCTGCGTGTCGTAAATCTTCGGGATCAGGTCGACAATCTGACGCGTAATATGCCGAATGGCGCGGGCCAAGTTGTCGACATAGTGATACGTGCCGACGTCGCCCTGTTTTTCGCGGGCCGTAATAGCCTTGGCAGAGCGCTCGTTGCCCTGCATACCGAGGCTGGCGTCGTACTGGCCAGTCGTGCCCTTGATGTCATCAGCAGCCCCCATCTTGGCCTGAATAAGACCCGTCTGGGGCAACGGAGGAGGCGCGCGCTGGGGCAGGGGAAGGACGTTGCCCGCACCATCCGTCACGTCGGGATTGACTTCCAGATACGGCCAGTTGGTCGTATTGGCAGTCTTCCACTGCATCTCGTAGCCTTCAAACTGACCGCCGTAACCGATAAACGGTGCCTTCGGCGCCAGCGCCAGCATTTCTGCTTCTTGGCTAACCCAGTAGTTGTACATACGCTGGGCGTCCTTGGCGTTACGCACAAGGCCAGAGATGTACAGACGTCCTTCAACTTCCCATTCGTTGCCGATTACACGGACGACAGGTATCCACTTGCCCGGCCATTCGCGCTCTTCCAGCACGTCAAAGCCGTTGGTTTTCATCCACATGACCTTTTTGCGGTCAACAGGACGGCTGCGGGTCGGGGCACCGAACATGGCCATAAGCTGCTTGTCCTTGGCCGTGCGCGTGAACGCGGTTTGGCCATCAGGATACAGGTGCAGGGTGGTGCGTTCGGTGTCGTAGTAGAAATACTCGGCGATACGGATGGTGTCTTCAGCCAGCCACTGCGCCATGCTTTCGTTACCGACGCCCTGCGCCATCAGCGTGCTGATAGGCGAAGCGTCGGGGAACATTTCTTCGTATTCGGTCTTCAGAATGTCTTCGGTGACGAAGCACCACTTGGCGTCAGCGCCGCACGGGTCTTGGATTGTCGGGTCCATGTAGACCGAAAACGCGTTGCGGACGCGGCCAATCCGAATGTCTTGGTCGAAGCTGTCTTCGTTGCAGTATTCGGTCAGCAGGCGGATATAGCCTTCGCCGTACGTGACCTGATTGTCGCAAGCCGTGTCGTAGGCGACGTCGGCGTCGGACATATACTCGATATGCCGCACGATGCCGTTGAACACTTCAGCGACCTGAACGTCGGCGTTGTCGTCGGCTGGGATGACCTTACCGCTGGGCCGGTTCTGGCGCTGCTCGTTCGTAACCTGACGGACGTGCTGCGGCAGCTTGTTGATCGTAAGGCACGGACGGGCGTTGATCGACTGTCCTTGCACCGCGCCGCGCGTAGCCAGCACGTCAGCGGGCCACTGCCACTGGTTATCGGGCGACCCAGCCATAAAGCGAAGGTCGTCTAGTTCGTCTTCACGACTATCGGAAAACGCAGCCATCGCCATTTGCAGGCGGCTGCGCATGGTTGCCATTTTGTCGTCGTCGCCCGACGACTTCGCAGGGTTAGACCCTACGTTGGCTACCTTTCCGGCGGTGTTAATACCAGTGGGATCGGCCATGTTACTACTTTTTGCCCTTCTTAGCGGCTTCGCGTTTCACGCTGTAAGCGATAGCGACAGCCTGCTTTTGCGGCTTTCCAGCCTTGATTTCCGCCTTGATATTCTTGCGAAAAGCGGATTTGCTGGTCGATTTGGTCAGCGGCATGATTAGCGCTTCTTTGCCGGCGTCTCACGCATACGCGTAACGACGCTGATGGTGTCCTTGGCGGCTGGGCGGCGCCTCATCAGCAGCGCTTCGCTGCGGGCCTCTTCGCCCTGCACGCGGGCCGCGCGGTTCAGCGTAGCCTGCGTAGCCGCTTTGTCCGGCTTGGGCGCAGGCATAGGCTTTACCTTCGGCGCGGCGGCTTTAGGGGCCGCCGCCTTGAGCGGGGTGCGCTTGATGTTCACAGTAATGGGATATTTGGCCATTTACTTGCCTTTCTTGGCGGTTTTGGCGCTCTCGCGGAACGCTTTAGCGGTGGGCGCACCCTTGGCACCCGGCTTACGCATTTTTTCGCCCGAACCAGCGGCGATCCGGGCGCGTTTTGCGTGAATATTAGCGTAAAGACCCTTTTTCATGAGCATTTCCACCTACGAAGGCTGGCACGCGCGCGTTCACCGTCCTTGGCTTTGGCGGCGACGGCGCCCATACGCGCACAAAATGACTTTTTGCGGCCTTCATCAGCCTTTGTTTTCGGATTGGGCGCCGGCGGCTTCAGTTTTGACCCTGTCGCGGCGTTATATTTGGCCCGACCTTTGGCAGTCAGCCCCGCGCCCTTGGACGCGGGCAGTTTTTCACCCCGTCCAACAGACAATGACACTGATTTGCGCTTATCGGCCATGAAACCTAGCTGCCCATCCAGCTTGTAGAAATCCCAGCACCAGAATACCCGCGCGGGCGCGTTCTGTCAACGCGTTCACCGCGATACTCGCGTGACGCTACCGGGAAGGCAAAAGTCAGCGCTATGGCGTCGGCGGCGTCCGGCGATGCCAGACCGCGTGACTTCATGTCTTTTTTGCTTTCGAGGAACAGCGTGCCCTTGCTATCCGGCTTGGTACGCGGCCCGATCAGGTCGGTTTTCAGGAAGCGGTCGTCGGGTATGCTGGCCTCTTTGAGCCAGTCGCGCATAGCGCCCCACATTTCAGCCCGCTTGTTGCCGTACATAAGCTGTTTCTGGGCCTTGTTGCCGAAGTTGACGCCGCGCACCTTGTAGCGCTGCTCTTTCAGCCGGTCTACGACGCCTGCGCCCAGCCCGCCCTCGTCGATGCAGACCAGCGCGGGCTTGTATTCCTCTATGGCGTCAATGACGTGCCCGACGACTTCCATTGTGTCGGCGCCCCGGTGCCGTTTGAGCGCGACTATGTCGCGGCCCTGCCGCACGGCTATGACGGTTGCGTCGCTGCCAAAGCGCGCCGGGTCGACGCCGACGATCAGCGGTGCGGTCGCGTCCTTGTACTTGGGCCGCTTCATGGCATCATCGACGATATTGACGCCTATGAACTGGTCGTCTCCTTCCGACGGAAACTGACCGTATACTTCAACGTTGGCTTGATAGCTATCAGGCCCATATTCGTCGATAATTCGTTGATAAAGGTTCTTGTCAGTACCTTCGACTTCGCGGGCGTCGATGTTACGTGTGTTCCAGAAGGCCCGTTTGCTGTTGAACGTTTCATAAAAATACCCTGTGTTACGGCGGGGGTTGGAAAAGGCGAGATGAAAGCGGTGCGGCGTGTTTTCCGTGAAGAAACCGTCCGCGACCGACCAGATGCTGTCGGGGATACCGCTGGCTTCGTCGAATATGAGCATCACACCGTCGAAGTTGTGGACACCCGCGTAGCTGTCGGGGTTCTCTTCCGACCATAGCCGGCCTTCCACCGACCAGTAGCGCGTGCCTTTCTTGAGGTCACGCTCGACCAGTTCCGTGATCCACTTGGCCGGCATGATGCGCGTAGCAGCCACTTCGTACCAGTGGCTGTTGAGCGACATGGCCAGCCACTTGGTAATCTCGGCCCATGTGACCGAGCGTAGCTGCGCTTCGCTGTTGGCCGATACGATGGTCGTCGACCCGATGCGGGTCGACAGCATCCAGATTACCAGCCAAGAAACCAAGGCAGACTTACCAATACCGCGACCAGAAGCCACCGCTTCACGAAACGTATCATAGTCCACCTTACCGTTGTTGGCCTTGATGTGATCGCGTATGTCGATCAGAATTTGCCGCTGCCATTTGCGCGGCCCTTGGAAGTGTTCCAGCGGCGTGCCTTTCTCGCCCCACGGGAACACCAGCAATACGAACGCCAGCGGGTCATCCTTGATCTGCGGCGACCACAGCCGCGCCATCAGTTCCATTTCCTCGGACGCGCTGTAGATCGGCTGCTGCATGGTTGGTTATGTCCTCTGATTGGTCGGTCAGGGCGTTCACTTCCGTGTACAGCCCTTCAATGACGCGCGTCTGGGCTTTTTCCAGCGCGCCGGTAATGCTTATCTGCTGGTCGACGTTGACGTCGATCTGCTGCTTGGCGACCCAGCCGTGCTGATGCTTCAGGATGTTGAGCGCGGCGGTCGTGTCGCCGTCGGCGGCGGCGTTGTACAGGGCGCGGGCAGCGACCAGTTCACCGTCAGCGCGGCCTTTCATCTCAGCCATCTCCACCAGCGGGTCGAACTCGTGCAGGCGGCGATACTGCGCCGGCGTCAGGCCGGCGGCCATAGCTAGGCTGTCGCCCTTCAGGCCGCAGCGCGCAGCTTCATAGATTGCTTCCAGCCGTGCCTCGGTAGCTTCCGGGCGTTCCGGCGTGAATGGCAGGGAGTAGAACGTCATGCGCGTATCATAGTCTGTTACAGACTGCCTGACAAGTACGCGGCGGCATACCCCGAATACGCCGCCGCGTCCCCCCGACATGGATGCGCTGAAGCGCCGCCCATGTTGTTCCCTATACCGAAAAGCCATTTG